CATCCAACCTACTGAAAGCAAGGTCAATACGGAACCGATGATTTCGGTGAGAGTGGCTGCATCGATGATGCCTTTGGCGACGAGTGTACCACCGATGAAGGTGAGAAGGTGGCGAAGTAATGCGATGACTGCTGATTTCATAAAAGGGAGTTTAGGGGTTTCGGGTGTTTCGGGGTTGCGTTTGCGGAAGATTCTCATAGTGATTTGTGTTGGTGGTAGTCCTCGGTGTACTGCTCATCCCATCCGAGGAAGGAGTGAACTCCGCAGGGTTCGGGCCAAGTTTCGTACTGGGTAGCCTCTTCGGGTGCGTCGCCCTCCCAAAGGATGTCATAGCAGATAAAGCCATCCAAGACCCCAAGGGCCATTGCAGCGGTCGTGCCTGTGCAGAGAGCCAGCACCTTGTCAGCGTCGGCCTGCTTGGGGAAGATATACTTGCGGAAGGTAGCCATCGTTAGAGGGTTGTAAGAGCAGTGAGTTCTGCGTTGGTTAAGCGATTGGTGTAGAGGGATAAGGCACTAATCCTTTGGTTGCCTCTCCCCTCAAAAAATCCAGTCGAGTTTATGTTAATCTCAGATAATGCAGCAGCAAAAGAGAATGCGGTTGAACTCGTCCCAATTGGAACCCCATTAATATACAAAGCGCTTTCGCCAGTCTTGTATGCAAAGGCTATTTTCAGATTTCCTAACACGGTGCCTGATGCTGCTATAAAAAAAGCTGGCGATGGGCCAGATGTGTATACGATGGCTTGAATTATATTGCTGGAATTCTTGCTTATCGATACAGTATTCGTTGTAGCCCTTGCAAAGCAAAATAAATCACTTGCCCCGCTAACAAGTGCATTTGTTTCCAAATAAATCGTCCCCTCGGTTTGCCCGATGCATCCGCTGACTGCGCCTGATAGGTTAATCACCTCTGCGTTGCGGGTTGCGCTTGCGGTGGTTGTGGGGATGAACGATGTCGGTATTGCACCGAGTTCGATTTGCGGGGCAGCGAAGGCGATGCCAAGACCGACTGCTGGATGCAATGGATTGTTTACTGCAGTAGTTGGCGCTAATCCTAATTGAGTCAGCGTTCCACTTGCAGTCATCGTAAAGGTTTCGGAGCAGCGATAAACGTCCGTTCCCCATTGTTCAACCCTGCGTATTCGGTTTGTTGTGAATGCAGTATTATAAATTTGACCGCTGCTAAAAGAACCACTGACATCAAATCCCCCACCAAGGTTGCCTCCTCCTGCGCCAGTTATAACTGCATAATATCCGCCAATCGTGTGTCCACTTGTTTGCCGCATCAAAAATGAAAGCGTGTAGGTGCTGCCACTTGCGAGGGCTACGTTATTGGGAGTCCTGCGCAAAACACCAGCATCTGAGCCAATGCTCGAACCACTAACCGCCACGGTCAAGTTGTTACCGCTCACACCAATTACGTCAGTATAACCGCTTGACAGGGTTGCACCCAAAACCCAACTTGTTGTAGTATCCTGAGAGTTAAGGATTCCGTTCGACCCACTCGCCTCCACCAACAACGCAGGGCAGCCAGCCGTTCCACCGCTGGTAAAGTAATCCAAGCGAGGCACACCGCTTGCAACGCTCTCAATCAAGCCAGCCGAATTGAATCGGGTCGCAGTTGTAGCACGGGTAACGTTGAAGTCCCCCGAACTTGCCAAGACAACCCCAGCCGAAGTCGTAGCGATTTGTGTGTAGAGTTTCCCCGTCTTGAAGCGAGCAGGGACGATGAGTAAAGATGGACTTGCAGGCATCTGCTATGCGTTTAAAAGATTATACATTCGGATTTCGAGGCAGTTGATGAAGCGAACCTCCGCAGCGTTAGCCGAGTCGGTATTCGCCCGTTGCATAAACGGCAGCCAAGAGTTAGAGTAAAAGACGAAGAAAGCGTAGGATTGGAAGGAGTTGAGGAATCGGGTTTGGAGGCATCCATTGACCGCAGCCTCCGCAGGCAAAGCCCCGTCAGCGTCTGCACGTTGGTTGAAGGCAAGCCAAAACGGATTGCCACCACCAAGAAGTTGGTTTGTGGGATAGCCGTAGCCGTAACCTATCAGCATTGCTTACAGGAATGTAAATCCGATAACCGAACCGACGCTTGGAGTAACGGCCGTAATCTTACCACCGTTGCGTCCTGAAATCACGATGCCAGCGGAAAGGGACTTGCCACTAAAGTTGTAAGCACTTAGAAGGTTCTCGCTTCCAGTTCCTGTTAAAGTTGTGAATGTGGCTGCGGTGTTGACTATCAAGAAGTCGTAGTTTTTGCCGGTAACGGTTCCGTCAACGAACTCCATCGTACCGCCCTGACCGAGCATTTGTTGCAATATAGGTGTAGGCATTTTTAGCGTTTAATTGTAAATGTAGATTAGACTGGAATTTCACAAACCGAGTGTCCGTAAGGGATTTCAAAAGTCATCGTCGCCTGCCACCCTGCGGTGCGGTCGTCCCGGCTCTCTACAAAGCGTGTAAGGCTCACGCTGGATGAAAGGGTCCAGTCCTCGTTCGGGTCGTTTGTAAGGCTTGAAATGAAGTCCTGTGCGATTTGTAACTGGTCGCTTAGGACCTCGTCCTCGTTGTCCTGCCAACCCAGCGTAGGGCTTCCCGAAACCACTCCGCCCATCGGCTTGATGGACTCCACCCGGTCGCTAAAATAGACACCGACCACCAAGTCCAAAGTCCCAGCATCAGTAGTTGCCGACTGCACATCTGCAAAGACCAAAGGATAGACGATGCGCTCACGGCTTGGGGTTCGTAGATTTATCGTGTTGTCCGTTCCTATCGCCAACGGGTCGCCCGTCCCGAAGGAGTTGACCTGAGGATGAGCATTTGCAAGGTCCAAGAGAGCCTGCTTGATTTTTATCCATGACATAAGTCTGAAGTTTCAGTATGTTTTTTTTATGCGCTCCCATGCTTAGCAGTCGTTACACGCCCCAAATTGTCCGTAAGGGTAGGGGTAATCCAAGTTGCTGACTCCCATTCGCCTGTTGCGGTCCAAGACCATTCCTGTGCGGTAGTTGGTTGCGTTCGGGTAGATGGTATCCAAAGCCGACGGAGGCGAGTTCCACAAGGGGTATGAATTGCGGTTCTCCATGAGGTATCGAGTGATGCGTTCGGAATACCACTCGGCATCGTTCTTCACTTTGTCGGTCAGCCGGGTAATCTCTTCCATGCTCATTTGCGAGGATTCCTCGCTCGTTCTACGAACCATACCCTTGTTCATGTATTTGAAGGCAAGGACCATGGGCAGTTCGTAGTAGAGCCATTGAATCATAGCAGGCTGGATGTAGTCCTCCAGCAGCGTTTGGTTCAGGGCAGACGTTGAACCGCTGACGACCTGCGTAACCAATTCCCCGTAGAGTGCAGAGCCAACAATCGGCTGAATCCGCATCTCTTGGACCTTCACAACCGTTGGACGTATCTGGGTGTAACTGACGTTCTCGTTGATGATGCTATTGTCCAGTAGCGTTTCTTCGCTTATGAATAGTGCCTTCATGCCTTCGTGATTTTATTGCCTTTGCGGATTACCAACTGCTGCTCCCATACGTGCCTGCATTGTGGCCTGTTTACTCCGCTCGGTGTGTGATACCAACCGCCTCTGCGATTCCATACGGAATATCCCATGATCGCAGAAATCCCGTCGATGTCCTCCCTCGTGTAAACCTTGCCTTGCCCGGCTAAGTCAAGCATCACCTTGCAGAACTCACGGCTCGAGCCTTTGTCCTTGTTGCTGAATCCTGTGGCCCATGCGTACTTGTAGCGGACTTCCAAGACTGGCTCGGCAACTTCCTTCACGTTCTTGGGTAGGTTCTGCTCGGCAATCTTGTCCACCGCCCTGCTGATTGGGTAGCGGTCCTTGGTTATCAAGTAGGCGACACGCTTGGCGACCTTCGCCTTGCTGACCCCGAACTCCTTGGCCATTTCTTCAACGCTTGCGTCCCGGTTCTTCTTGCGATACGCCTCAATCTTCTTGTCCAGTTCCTTTTCTTCCTCGCCCAGTTCGGCAAAGGCTAAACGGATGTTTTCTTCGATGTTGGCATCGAACCGCATTGGCTTGGAGTGCATGACGTGGTAGTCGTCGGCATGGCATCCGAACTTGCTTGCAACGACCTCCAAGACCTTAAATTCTTCTTCGCCCCATCCGTAGTCTTCGTCGTCATCTTGGCCCCAAGTCGGTTCGCTGAACTCTTGGGCCTGCACTCCGAGCATCGTGTCAATCTCTTGGGCTGATAGACCGAAGCCGGCTGACAACATGGTACGAGCCATTTCAAGAGTGATTTTCTCCTGCATATACTGACGCACGATTCGCATCAGGTTTTGATACTCCCTGCCCGACAACTTTTTGATGTTGTCGTTTGATGCCAAGCCTTGCGGTGCAGTAGGTTCAGGGCTGACCTCTACGGCTGCAGTTGCTCCTGCAAGACCCGAACCCTCTGCCTTTGCAG